TAGTAGTTATAAGATTGCCACCCCATGACCGAAATTGATAATTCTGCTTCCGATCGCCTAGCGCTCGTAAAGCGTCTTGTCACCCTCGCTGAGCGGCGCATCGCTGTTGATGACGCTCCCGTTGGTTCGGCTAAAATCTCCTACTTCCCCCTTGTTACGCGTGAGGATACGGGCGATCTTCGCCCCATCCATGTCCCTTTCAAGCCCACGAAGTTGGAGAAGAATGCCTGGGAGGCCGGCGGGTACATGCCCGTTTGGTCTCAGGGCGCACCACATCACAAGCACGCCCTAATTGGGGCCGGGCGTGCGTTGGCTGAGTTAGCCGCCGTTGACCTGATCCGTCAGCGAGCTGAAGAGCTATCTCGGGCCTTGTCTGTGGTTGACGTTGGGTCGAATGCCCAACGTCTGCACGCTGCGATGCGTGTGGTCGGCCTCACGGATGCCCATGCCACTGTCCACCACCTTGTTCCGGTGGTTCAGGATGGTGACAATCGGCGCCTTGTTGCCGCGCGCCGAGGGTTTTCAGTGTGCACTTGCTTGTACCAGCAGTGCACCCACCTCGCCGCCGATGTCCAGTTGTTCCAGCACAGTCTCTACTATATGACACCAAGTGACCTACTTGCACGCATGCCGCCCGGCTGCGTGTCTTACGCCACATTGCATCATATATTTGACGCTGCTGGGACCATTGAAGGGAACCAGATGGCTTATCATGTCCGCGAAGACGGTCTTGTTGAGTGTCTTGCCGCCGGGAATACCCATTCCTACGTCCACCCTGCGAATAGTTGGCTAAAGAGCCGATTGTATTCTGCTGGTGGGCGTACTTTGCGCTGGGAGTTAGTCGAAAGTTTCTTTTCCACCCACCTCTACCAGTTCGACGTTACCGAGACTGCCACCGTCATACCACGGTCCGCAGTGTCTTGGTCTGACGCGTCGACTACTGGCGATGTGGCCCACGACTACCTCCAGCGCATCAATGGGGATTTGCGTGCTGCCGTGACTGATCGCAGTCTTGGGCTCACGCATCATCCTGGGGCGACCACTTGGGTGCACCACATCGAGAAGATGACTCTCGTTTATGGTGTTGCCTATGCCTACCTGGGGCGATCAACTGTGGTCGCCATTCCAACCGACTTGGTCGGTAACCTCGTCGCACGTGCTACTGGTGTTGCGCGGGACCCTACTTTGCGCCGATCTCTTACTGAGCTGGCGCGTAAGTACCTCCTTGCTGGCAACTATCCACCGCACCTCATCCCACGCGTTATCCTCCTCGCCGTCACGGCGGCTATGGTTCGCGGTGTTGAGGAAGAGACTGCCCGATTCGGTCGTACCAACTCCATTCACCAGGGGTTGTTCGCCGAACATGCCCGCGTTCTCGCCGGCGGGGGCGTCTCTACGTGGCGGTGGTACCATGCGCTCAACCCGCGCAATTGGTTTAGCCTCTGCACGTGCGCCGATGATGAATTCCACAGCGATGCTGCGCTTACGGTCCTTCAGCTCAGGGCCAACGGCGTTGGGTCTGCACCCACCGAATTCACTCCTTTACCTCAACATACGTTTGCCCCTGCGTATGTTCGCAAGACGATCCCGCTGCCTGCCCAGGATGCCGGCACCAGCCTGGTCGTTGGCCCAGACGTTGACCGCGAAGCGGCACCGTCATCGGCCCGGGTCGCCCTGCTTGCCTTGGGCCCCTATCTTGCGACAACAGCTAACAACGACCTTGAGTCGTTTGAGCACGCTTTCCGATCGCGTATCGGGCGTGCCGTCCCAACAGCTGATCCGCTGCTTTGGGACTCTCTCTGGGCCCGCATTCAGCATCCCCTGCATCCATTGCACGGCTTGCTTGTCGATGAGTTCACCGTCACTGCCGCCATCCGCAGTGCCTGGCTCGACAAATTTCCTTTGGGCCAGCGTCGCCCATTCCTTGAGGCCCTTGAGACGCTCCACTCACGTGACCTCACCTCCGGTGATTGCCGGACGTCGGGTTTTGCCAAGGTTGAGAAGAGTGCCCTTGTCGGGCCCGATGGGCTGCCTGCACTCGACGAACGCCTGGTGTTTTCTTACCGTCCCATTCGGCAGGTTGTCACCGGCCCCGTTGACTGGACCATCGCCAAGGCCTACCGTCAGCTTTTTTCGCCCAACTCGGATTCTCCTGTGGTCTGGGTTAATGGGCGCCAAGCGACGGCTGAGGCTTTTGGCGATTGGTTCGATGCCGCTGTCGCCAGCGTCTCTGATGCTGGGTGCCGCCCCGTTTTCATGTGTGGGGACCACAGCCGTTTTGAGGCCCACCGTTCTGCGGCCTCTTTTGATTTCGGTGTTCGTCTCTGCCTCCATGCCAGTGCGGATCCGGCATATGCACTTGCCCGTCGGGCGGCTGCGAAGGTCCGCGGACGAGCTCAACGACACCAGGTTGAATATGGTGCTCGTTACAAGTTGTGTTCTGGCGGTACCGAAACCAGCCTTGATTCGTTCCAGCGTAACGTTGCTGGCCTCGACCACGCCTTTGGTCATGCCGCCTGGGGTTGGCTCATGTTCGCCGTCAATGGCGACGACTGGCTCGTCGTCTGCCGTGAACGCTTCGTGATACCCCGTGACGTTTTCCACGAACGCATGGCCCAGCTTGGATTCGAGTCGAGCTTCGACGTCTGCCGCACAACCGCTGAGATTGCTTTCTGCCAGACGGTGCCCTACCCGACCGGTGGGCGCACCGTCTGGGGTCCCAAGATTGGGCGTGTTCTTTCCCGTTTGCCATTCGCCACCAACGCTAGTCGTGATGACCCCGTTGGCGTTGCCTTAGGCATGCGCGTTGCCTGTTCCCACATACCCTTCATTGTCGACTACCTCGACAATCTACTTCGTCTGGCTTCAGCAACGCCCGTGGAATATCAACACCACCTCTCTGCCGTCGTGGCCCACACCGCCGATGACAGCACCTTTGCTTTCATCTTTGAACGGTATGGGCTCACCAATGAGGACCTCATTGACTTTCGTCGCCTTCTCGCCACTGCCGCCAGCCTTCCTGGCATACTCGACTGGGCGCCTCTCGGGCGCTTGATCGAGGTTGATGCCTGATGCCCCACGACCAGCACATGTCGTTAAACCGTGCCTGTAGCAATATGTATACATTGTAGATCTTGTTTTATACATGTTGGGCCTTTGACACTTATATGGATGTGCTTGATGATTGTAAATCTCCTCATCCGTAGATACTGTAAAAATAGATTTATCATGCCTAAGATCGTCAAACGCCCTTCTAACAAGAAGTCCAAGCCCGCCCCCCGTAAGCCACGAGCTCCCCAACAGCCCGTCCAGACGCGTCGCATCCCCGTCTCCGCAACGCCGCGTCCTCGCGTTCCTGGTTCTGGTGGCTCTATGTCTCGTCTTACAGCTGCTATGCACATTTGTGCATTGTCCGACCCCTTCTGCCCCCCCGCTCGCAACCGCAAGTGGCCTGACGGTGCGGGAGGCACCACCGTGACTATGCAGTTGCGCGGCCATCTCCCTGTTGTTGCCGTTTCCGGCAGCAATCAGGCCTATGCTCAGTTTTTCCCAGCCCTCAACTACCAGAGCTTGGTAGCCACGACCTACCTGGCTGGTGTTTATACGCTTAATAGCGCTTACACCGCTCTGGTCATCTCCCCTAACACTTACGTCGGTACTTACCGCGTGGTTACTGCTGGCATCATTGTCCGCAACACCCTGCCGGCGCTTACTGCCAGCGGCTACATGACCGTCACGCGCTTTAGCTCCACCGCTGGCCCTAGCACCAGTGTGACCGCTGGTAACGAATACTCTGCCATAACCACCACTCATTCTGTGGTTGCTGGCATGGAGGTGGCGTTGCCTTTTAAGCCACTCGGTTCTGCAGCCCGTGCCTTTACCTCTCTGGGCGGTAGCCCACTCACCTCGTGGGATACTATCGCCATTGAGCTCACTGGCACCGGCACATCCAGCGGTACCGTCGCTGATGTTGAGATGATTCTCAATGTTGAGTGCACGCTGTACCCGTCATACGAAATCTTCCAAACCTGGGTCCCCAACACTGCGCCTTCCAACGCTGTCCTTGCCAATGCCGCCGACCGTGTGTCGACCGCCCTCACCAAGTCCGTTACCTCGAGCTTGGAGAATTTTGGCAAGGAGGCTGAGAAAGTTTCCAACGCTGTGTTGAACGACCTCGGGCCAGTCGGCAAGGCCGCCGACTTGGTCCTTAAGGGTGTTGAAAGCATGTTCTAGACTCTTGTTCGACCAGGACGCGTCGTTAAACCGTTCCCCATATGCGCCTCGCATACAGATATACAGCTATAATACAAAAAAAATACAAAACCACAAAAGCGGGCTCTGATCTAGCCCGAATCCTAAACGCCAGCTCCGCGTCTCGAGCCGCTTCTGCGTTACTCCTGCTAGTGACCCTAGCCTGCAACAGCGATGTCTGTCTGGTGCTGCTCGAGGCCCACCACCCACACTCATTGCGGTGTCTCATACACACCCAGTGCCAATGCTTCTTTTGCATCGTTTCTTCTGAAAGGTGCGCCGTGTGACTTCACCTGATCCAGGGATATATGGATCATGCACACGGTCGGCTTTAACCGCCTACCAGCTCAGGG